GCTACCCGGTCTGTGTGCTTCAATAGCTTGTTGGGAGGGTCAATGTAGTTATTCATTCCGCCACCCCCTGACTGATACGGGATGCCCGTATCTCCAAACTGTCCCACCAGTGGAAGGTGTAGCCCAGCTTTTCCAGCGTGTGAATAAAGTAAAAGTCCCCGGTGTAGTTCTTGCCCCAGGCGTCCGAATGGCGTTGCCAGATGCGCCGCTTGACGGCAAAACAGGACAGGTCAATGTTGCCATAAACCACTCGCCCCCACTCCACCGGCTGAATGCAAAGCCCGGCGATATCGTTTTTGAACACGATCACATCCGGGCGCATGGCTTCGAGGGATACCGCCTGCAATCGTTCTGCAAAGTCGGAGTGAATGATGTAGTTGTCATCGCTCAAAACGAGGACATATTCGCCATTGACCTTCCCGGCGTGGTCCTGGATGGCTCCGTACATTCCATCAATCCCGATGCCGATTTCATCCACTATGATGACGTGTTCGGTGGGGATAGTCTGTGCTGCCACGCTTGCCTTGCAGCGTGCCAGTGCCTGCGGGCGTTTGTAGGTGGGGGTGTAGACGGATAAGAATGTCATCGCCCACCTCGCACAAGTCTGATTTTGTCTGCCGGGTAGTCCGGGTAGGATAGGTTCGGGGTGCAAAAGTCGTAGCGGTTGATGTCGCCCGATACCAGCCAGCCGTTTTCAATCGCTTCACGGTGGAATGGTGTGCCTGGTTGCGGTGTGGCGGTGCTGATCTGGCAGCAGTTGATTAATCCCTTCAGTCGCCAATATTCCAGCATTCGCAGCGTTTCCCGGTCTGTTTCTTCGGTAGCCCCCGGCGCGCCAATCATAAACGTGCCATATACCCGGATATTGGCTGCCTTGCACCAGCGCATAAACTGCTCCACTTTCTCCACCCGCACGTTTTTTAGGATGCGCTTGCCAACTTTGTCGCTGGTGCTTTCAATCCCGATGCGCAGCTGCTTATACCCGGCGCGTGCCAGTAAATTGACCAGTTCTTCGGTAAATGTCCAGTAGCCGCACATGGCGTCATAAATAAAGCGGTTCAATCCTTTTGCGATCAAGGCTTCGGCAAATGCCGCCAGCCAGTCGGTGTTTGCGTTGTGGTTTTCTTCGTTGAAAAAGCAGCCGTTCATGGTAGGGTATTTGTGCGCCAGGTATTCAATCTCGGCGCATACGTTTTCAATGTCGCGGGTGCGGTGGCTGCCCCGGTGATTTCCATGTCCGCCATAATACATCGGGGCTACACAGAAGGTGCAGGACATCGGGCAGCCGCGTGTCGGGTACACCTGGATCATCCCCGGCATCGGGTCGCTTGCTTCGCTGTATGCGATCCGGGAAATGTCCTGGTCCTCCGGGAATGGCAACCAGTCCAGGTCAATAAAGCCCTGTGGTTCCGGCTTGCCCTGGAGGATTGCCAGTACTTTGGCTTCGTATTCCCCCTTGATGACGTGCGTCCAGCCATCACGTGCGGCTTCTTCCGGCTTCCACATGCCGTAGGGACCAGTCAGGATATTTATTTTTGCCCCGACCATCTGCATGATACCGGTCATGGTTTCGTAGGTCAGCGCGCTGCACTCGGTGATGAGTACATCGGGTTTATGCACCCCGATCTCATAGGCGTATTGGCGCGGCGTCCAGGCGGGATAGTTGCCGTCAATCAGTTTGACTTCCGCTTCGGGCATCTCCCTTTTCAATAGGGCGGATAAGTACGCCAGTTCGTAGGGATAGTAGGCAAATGGCTTGGAATGCACTGCCGAGTCGCAGCGAGAGGGGAATAAGATCACCTCCATTCCGTTGTTTAGCTGTCCGGGTCCATTGGCGATGATGATTTTCATATTGCCATCTCCGCCCAATCCTGCATGGTTCCAAGTACGTCAGCGTACATGGTGGCGTGCATAAATCGGTTGTGTTTGCTTTTGTTCTTGTCCCACTTGTGGACGTTCCAGCCGGGGTCAATAAACTGCGTTGCCTCATAATACGGCGTGGGTGCAGTATTCCGGCAGGGTCGGTTGTCCGGGTCGTATCCCATCAGCGACATGGATGCCGCCTGTTCCCACCAGCCATGAAAACGATAGCGTTCCAGCCCCCATATTGCGTCCAGCATCGGAGTCATGGCTTGCGTCACATACCAAATGCCGTGATTGGGGACTTCCCCGTCACCTGTCTGGTGCTTGACCATTGACTGCCAGTATTTCGGGTCGTGCTGCCAGTCCTCGCGGCTGTCCACGATCACCACATCGGCGTCAATCCACAGGGCGGCGTCATAGTCTTTCAATGCCTCCTGCAGCATCCGCACCTTGTACCAGCTGGGAGGGCGGGCTGTGCCAATTTTGTCAGCGACAATCACATCGTATCCGTGCCGGGCGGCAAAGCGCATGAATGACGGCATGGCAACGTCCAGGTATTCGGCGTGCTTGCCTGTACCAAATGTGCAGATGGCGCGCTTCATGCCGCCACCTTGCGGGTTGCAATTGCGTTGTCCGCCAGATGGTCACCTATGTCATCCAGCACCGGCTTCCAGTATTTCTCTGTCACCCGGTCTGCATCGTAGGCAAGCGCACCCTCCCGCGCCCTGGTGCGGTATTCCTGGTTACCCTTCATCTGGTAGGCGGCTTCGTAGGCGTCCAGGATCGCCCCTGACCGCGGATAATATTGGTAGGCTGCCAGGGGCGTCCAAAATGGTTCGGCGTCCGCCTTGCTGACTTTCCAGCCGGAGAAACAGAGTTCACCCATGCTTGTCCAGTCACCCACCACCACCGGGCATCCGCAGGCTTGCGCTTCGAGGATGGGAATACCAAAACCCTCACCCATACTGACGAGGGTCTTGACATCAAATGCGTTGTACATCGCTGCCATGACGGCATCGGGGAAGCCCAGCATCTGCAAGTAGGGGTCGGGGAAGCCGTAGTCGCGCCCTTCCTGCAAGCCCAAAAAGCGCAGGTATTCGGGCAGGTTCACGCCTTCCATTTCCCCGCGCTCGCTGCGGTTGGTGTGGAGGTATAAAAAACAGTCGCCGTGCCTTTTCTGCAATTCGGCAAATGCCTTTAACTGCGGCATGAATGCTTTTCGGCTGGGTGTCCCTTTGTTCGCTGCGACCATGCCAACAATAAATTTATCCTGGGGGAATTGCACCGCTGTGCGGGCTTCCGCTTGATCCATTGGCTTGTATACGTTGGTGTCGCAGCCGTGTGGGACATAGTAGCAGTCCAGCCCGGCATCGTGTACCATCTTTTCACCAAACCGGGAAAAGACAATCCGCTTGTAAGCTGCTGCCACAGCGCGCTTGACGGGCGCGGGCAGGGGTTCACTGTCCACCGGGAACCAGGGAACCCAGGGGATGCCGTGAACGTTGAGACGCGGGTCAATCACCCAGGCGTCAATCAATGAGATGATAATGTCTGCGCTGGCATTCTTTGCGTGTGCGCTCATGATGTCCTGTCCGTAGGGCTGCAAGCCCTTTGGGTAGACGGGCATCCCGTCCATATTCAGGATTGCGCCTTCCAGCCCGTAGAATGCAGTGATTGACACCTGGTGTCCCAGGTCTTTGATGCGGCGTGCAAATAGGCGGGTCTGATTGCCATACCCGGAGGACGCCCAGGGTGCGTTGCTAAACCAGTTAATTCTCATCTGTGTCCTCTCTCACAAGCCTCCAAAGGGCGCGGGGAAGCGGCGGGAGGAGGCACCGCTTGTCGGACGTACGATCCTATCCCCGCGCATAAGTCAAACCTTAAGCCGCCTTGCCCGTGACGTAGGACATGACGATGAACGTACCAGCGGGAACAGTCCCGGAGGTCTGGTCAAAGCCGATCCAGTAGTCATCGGCAACGTAAGCGGATGAAACAGTCAGTGCGCTAGGAACTCCAGCAGCGGTGGCAACCGTTCCGGCAAAGCTGCCGATGGTGCCATTGACTGCCGGGGTGCCGACATCGGTCAAAGTCACCAGCTGACCGCCAATGGCGGTGCCGCCACCTGGTCCCACAAGGTGGGCTTCCAGAACGGTGATGCCGCCGTACCCGTTGGGGACTTTCACCAGGGGCAGGTGGGTCGCGCCGTTATGGGAACCGAGCGAAAGTGTCGCGATATGAACGTCAGTCATTTCAGTTCTCCTTATGAAGTCGGAGCGGTGGCAGCGAAGGTCATCTTGACGCCCAAAGCAGGACGCCAGACACCATGCGCATACACGGCGGACATATTGAACTCGGTGCCGCGCCGAGAGGCGTTGCGCTCGGCTTCCACTTTGATGCCGCGCCGCCAGTCAATTGCCAGGGCAGTCGCAGGGAACACACCGCCGATAAAGTCAGAGTTGGTATCAGGAGACGCAAACACCTGGTAGATGGGAACACCCATGAAGGTGGCAACCCAGCCGGTGCGGGTGATTTCCTCGGTCACACCAGGAGCCTGTGCCAGCGAAGAACCCGCAACGGATGCGGCTTTCGCAAGCACAGCCCACTGGTAGCCGTGAATCACGCAGGACAGCGGGACATTCGGGTTCTTGTTGGCGTTGCGTGCCTGTGCGATGGCAGCCGAGACGTAGCCCCAGGTGATGGCGGTGCCGGACTTGCCGATGGAACCACCGGAGAGGCTGGACAAGTCCCCGCACAAGTCGGATTCGACTTTTGCCAGGGCTGCCAGTGCCAGGTCGGTCTTTGCGTCAGCGATGATGTTTTCCGGCAGTTCGCTCTCCGCCCGCAGGTCGGAGACAAAGTATTGCAAACCGATTTCGCCGGGTTTGAGGGTTTGATCTGCGGTTGGCTTGAACACAGTGGAGGTCAGATCGGTATCTTCATCAATTGCGACAGCAGTGTTGCTACTGTAGTAGTAACCCACGCGCGGATTTCCACCGGACGAGTCCTGAAAGACTTTGATGAGACGCTGCATCGTGCCGCCCTCACGGACGGCAAAATACGCGTCTTCCTGAATGTTGTTAGCGATAGCAGTTAAATCGCTATAAAGGTTGAGTGATGGCATGTTTTTACTCCTTGCCAGTTAAAATGCGCCGGAGCCGTTGATCTCGTGTTTCCGCTGGCTGGGTTGCAGCCCCCGGATTGGTGACAATGCCCGGCGATGGTTTGTTTGCAACAGGTTTGGGTAGTGCTTCCAGCATGGATTTCGCATCCGCTTCCATTTCCTCCGGTGTCTCACCGTGAATCCGGTCAGCCAATGCTGGGGGCAAACCCACGCTGGCAGCGACTTCTCGCCGCATCTGTGCCAGTGTTTGGTTCTTGACTTGCGCTTCGAGTTCTGCCAGGCGTTTGTTGGCTTTATCCAGTTCGGACATTTCCGCTTCCTCGCGCTTGCGCTTTTCCGCTTCCAATTCGTCCGCAGTCTTGGCGCGCTTGGTAAGTTCCCGGTTCTCTTTGCGCAGTTTTTCGATAAGAGCCATCGCCCGGTCACGGTCAAATTCTTCAGGCGCGGCTTGTTCGGCTGCCGTCTCGGTAGCCTGTTCCACTGTCTCGGTGGATTGTGTTACTTTTACTTCTTCGGTCATCTCGACTCCTTAAACAAAAACGGCGGCGGCTTGAGAGGATTGATTTCCTCGCAAGCCACCGCCTGAATTGGCGTTTGCCGCCCTTCCTGTACGGTATGCGTCTCGCCTCCCGTACAGTGTTATTTGACTGTTGTTATTATAGCACGTTTCTGTTGTTTATACAACTACCCCGTCATCTTCTTTTTCATCCCGCACCGGCGTTCTATCGCGTCCACAATCGCCAGTAATGCCGCCCGGATCGCCAGCCAGAACAGTCGTTCCTCCTCACTCATCCCGCACCAGGTCTTTCAGGGGCGTCTCAGTGCGCATGTGTCCAAATACGGCGTCATCTGTTTGCCTCGATAATGCCCCAAA